TTTGGGAAGAGGCATCTCCAAAATCTTCTCGAAGCTCCAGGTAAGAACTTCGATGAGCATGTCACTTCCGGAGATAGGTCCAGGCCATAGTAAAGGACTTCTACTCAGGTGACCAGGCTGCCCAGAGAGAGGCTTTGGGCAAATTTGGAAGAGAGGCTTTTGAGATAGGTATGCCCAAAAGATCGGCAGTAGAGAGAGCACTATCCGACAGGATAAAACCTATCTCTGACTGGAATACAGCTCTTGCTGATTCTCTGCAGGAGAAGCTCACCCAGGCCGTCAGGGAAGGAGCTCAGCCATCTCAGCTAAAACAGATGGTCGTTGAGATGGCACCCAAATTTTTGACTGAAGAGACGGTTACAATTCAAAGGCCAGGTAAGAAGGCATTTTCGATGAATACTAAAGATTATACCGATCTTTTAGCCAGGACTCTCCCGTTCTCTGCAAGAAATGAAGGCTATTTGTCAAGAATGAAGCAGTTTGATTATGCAGGCTGGATATCTATCTGCCCAGATGATGAGAGGTCCTGTGAATACTGTGTCGAAAAAATGTTGCAGTCAGAGAAGAAGCCCTTTAATTGGGATGACGAGATGCCTCCTTATCACCCAAATTGCTTTATTGCAGGGACTTTAGTCTATCCTGTTGGTTCTCTACTTGCAGGCTGGAGGGGATATTATAAAGGGCCTGTAATAAAAATGATGTTCTCTGACAAGACGACTTTGACAGTCACTCCTAATCAGCCTATCCTGACTCCTCATGGTTTTGTCATTGCTTACCTGATCGAGTCGGGAGATGTAGTTTTATCCTACACCGAAAATGGCAGGCCTGCAGAGGATATCTTTAAATCAGGAGAAATAATAGGTGTAGTTGAGTCAGGAGAGACATTTTTCTATGGAGATGGGAAATATATAGATGGCACAATAGATATAGCTAGATATTGTCCAGATTGTAAGGAAGAAAATCCTGAATTTGGAAATAAAAGAGTGACTAAAGTTGAATCTGTTTCATATTCAGGCTATATATACGACTTTGAGACAATATCCGGTAAGCTAGTTTGCAATGGCACGGTTATATCAAATTGCCGTTGCAGACCTGAGGCAGCAGCAAAAGAATAAATATTAGAAGCCTAATTTGACTAAGAGGTAATAGAAATGCCGTATCCAAATTATCACTCTGCAAGGGTTAGAGACCCAGGAGATTTTGAAGAAGATAGTCTCAGGACAAAAGACCTACCAGATTCAAAAGGCATTATGATCATTATCGGTAGACTTAAGGGAGAAGACACTATGACTACTCAGGCCTATCGTTTCCCTGCTGAGAATTATACACCGGAAGAGGCGAAGAAATGGCTTGAAGAGCATGAAGTAAAAGATTACACTTTTGAAGCTGCTAAAGAGGTGAAAGGTGACTCTGCAATTCCAATTCGAGTTAAGGCCATAGCTACTAAGGAAGGTATATGGAATGGAGTCTATAGATCTAACGACCTTTTGAAATCTTCGGCAAAATGGCTTAAGGGCATCCCTGTGACTCTAAATCATCCCCAGGATGGCTTTGCTGATCCTGATGTAGCTATCGGGCAGGTGCTAGATGTCGAATATGACGATCAAGGAGCAAAAGCTATAGTAGAATGTGAACTATATCCTGAAAAATGTCCCCCTGAATTGTTACAAAAGATTGAAGCCGGAGAGCCTATAGATGTTTCAACTGGATTTTTTACAATTCAAGAAGATTCTCCTGGCAAGTGGAATGATCAAGATTATTCTAAGGTAGAAAAGACTCTATTCTTCGACCATTTGGCAATTGTGCCTCACGGCACATGCTCATCAAAAGATGGATGTGGGATAGGAGTCCAAAGTCCACCGATAAGTTTAAGTGTTAATTCAAGTAGAGGTATTAATATGGATGAATTTAAGGTTGATTCGTTAACAAGTACGGAAATTCCTGAGATAAAAACTCAGGCTATGGAGCCCCCTGAAGGGCCTACTCCTGTGCAAATTCCTCTTTTGGAAGGAATTGAGATGGGGCCTGATGGCATTATCCCCAAATTTGGGGTGACTGAAGATCCCGAAGAGGCTAAGACTGGATTTTTGAAGGTTTTGGCCGATTCTCTGGCTAAAAAGGATGCCGAAATTCAGGCTCTTAGAGAACAGCTAACTGGCATTGAGACGGCTGTTCGAGATGAGCATATGGCAGTCATTAAGTCCTATGGATTCTCAGATGAAGAGATGGAAGTCTATAAGGATATGCCAATTGAAAAGCTCAAAACAGTGTCTACTCATATGGCAAAGCTTAAGGTCCAGGATGAGAAGACAAAGTTTACGATGCCAGAGACGACTCCTAAAGAGCCTACAAAAGAGGATATAAATGCTGCTTATGAGAGAAAGTTAGGAAGAAAGAGGTAAGAAAATGTCACTTGTCGGAGAAATTGCCGGCGATATGTCGGTTTTGCCTGGTATAACCTGCTGGTTGTACGAAGGCGATATTACCAGGGGTGCATCAGAGAGCAGGACGGGCCTGGATGTAGTCACAGTTACTAGGTCTGCCCCTATCCATCCTGGTGATTTGGTACAGATTTATGATGATGCTGAGTTTACATATGCTAAACTGAAGGGCCTCCCGATTGTAAAGAAAGTTGCAGCAGGGACTGTCTATACAGGAGAAGTCATTTCTCAGCCAGATAGGGCTGCTAATATTCCTGCAGATTCTACTCCTGTCACTGCTATAGCTGATCAGATAGCTCAGGGGCTCCTGAGAAAGGCAACAGTAGAGTTTCACGGGCTGGTCAAGACTAAGCTATTTGAAGCTAAGGCAGATGGTGGAGCTATTGCTGTTGGAGACGAAGCTAAGATAGAGTACGATGTTTCAGAAGGCAAATTCGTATATGTAGGCTCTGGTGGTTCTGGTGCTGTCCCCTTCCACTATGTAGCTTCGGGGGCTACGGCTCCGGTTCTTATCGGCTTCGGTATGACTAAGATGCTGGTGGTGGATTAAAATGCCTAAAATTGTACTCCCAAATGAACAATATTTACAAAAGGACTTCGTTGAAGCTAAGATAGTCTCCATAATGGAGCCTGAGCTTGAATGGATGGCCTTCATGCCTAAGGTCCAGGCAGACTCTAAGGCTGTATGGGCTACCAGGGAGCCGACTTCGGCAGCTTCGGATACTGCTAGAAGGGCACCCAGGGCCAGGACTGCAGGCTCAAAGTTTGTCAAAGTTGGTGTCACTAATCTTGAAGAGATATCGACTACGATGGCCTCCTATGGCCTGGAGATCAGGATAGATGAAGATGCTGTCAGGTTTGCTGAAGGCATTGATATGATTGATAGAGCCTATAGGCGTGCTGCCTATTGGCTGGCAAATGATATCAATACAAAGATCGGTGCTGCCCTTGTTGCAGGGGTTAACACTACAGCTACTAAATTTGCTGCTAAGACGACCCCTGCATGGTCAGTAGATACTGCTGATCCAATTGGGGACCTGCAGCTTCTCATGGCCGATATGGAGCAGGATGAGTATCCCTATGAGCTCACTGATGTATATCTGCACAAGGATAACTACGATGAGCTCTTGAAGTATCTTATGACTCTTGATGTAGTCAAGGGTGAGAGGGAGACTATATGGGGTATGCCTAACTTCAAGACTCCTACAGTAGATATGCCTGTTCTGGGCATGAAGGCTCATAGGATGAGAAGGGGCACAATCGAAGGCTCAGTCCTAGGACTGGATGCCAGGTTTAGCCCTGCAACATTCTACTATGCCAGGAACCCGAAGTATCCTCAGGCAGAAGAGAATGCTCTCGGCTTCCATCTCAATACCTACGTAGATAACGATACTCATGATACAGTATTTCAATTGTGGCTTGAGTATGCTATCTTGGTAAAAGAGCCGTATGCAGGAATTTATGCAGCTACAGGGGTTTAAACCCCTGGCTTCCCCCTTTATAGGTGATAAAAATGAATTATGATGCTATATTAAAGCTCTGGGGGTTAGACGGGTCCGGCCCATAGGCAAGAGGATCTTAGCTCAGACATTTTCTTTAATCAATGGAGTAAAGCCTATAGTATTCAGGCAGGATACTAAAGCTGCTGTAGTTGGTACTGTAACTGCTCCTTTTAACCTTGCTAATGGTAATACTTTTATAGTCAATACAAAAACAATGACTGTTGCAGCTACAGCCGGCTATCATACTGGTGGATCAAGCCCTTCAACAGATATTACTCCCCTTACGACTCCAAATTTTAAGATAGCTGTTGATGGGGACCCTGTTTTCCATACTGTCACTCTTGCAACTACAGGCATGGATACGGGGGCTGAGATAGCTGCAGAGATGCAGACTGAAATTCGAGCTTTAGGTGGTATATATGCAGCCGTAGCTGTTGCATATACTACAGTCTATACCATAACCTCAGGAACGAAAGGCACAGGTTCTAAAGTCAGGATAGCTAATGGTGATACTAATAACGTAGCCGACGATCTTAAAATTGGTACGGCTAACGGTGGCACAGATCATGACGGCACCGGAAATGTAGCTAATGAAGATGCAGTAACTATACCTGAAATGATAGCTATGGCCCAGACTGCAGGCTTAACAGAGGTAGTACTTTCTGATGCAGCAGGCAAGCTAAAACTTGAGAGTGTAGCTGCTGGTGCAACTGCCTCTATTGTTGTTGGTTCTGGGACTGCAAATATCGGATTAGGCTTCACTGAAGGCACTACCTACGGAGCTCAAGGCTTCTATAGTAGAGATATGCCGACGGACACTTACAAAGTCTTCGGCCCTGCAGGAGAGAGTTTGACAGTCGGAAGCAAAACTACTACAGGCTTTACTTTGCAACATGATGCTGCAGAGGATTTAGATATAGTCGTTATAGAGGGGTAGCTCCTGCCCCTCTTGAGGCTTTATGAGTAAAAAGAAAGATATAGTCCCGATAGCTTGCCCTGACATAGATGTGGCAAAATTGGAAGGCCTGATAGATCTATTGGTCTTAAAAGGAGTCTTCTCTGAAAACGAATTGACACAAACTGCCAATATCTACTCATCATATGTGAATGCTATTATAGATTTGCTTGTATTAAAAGGCATAATCAAGCCATATGAGTTAGATATCTGTGTTAAGGCCTACCATGACTTCCTTCAGGCTATGGCAGCAAATCCAACTATCCCTCCTACAGTTCTATTTCAGCAACGTCGAAATTATGAGGCAGAGCTAATAGAAATGAGAAGGAAGCTGGAAAATGGTTAATATCTATTTTTTATATTGTTCTAATGATTCAGTTCCTACTGGATGGACAGAAATTTCTTCTTCTTATCAAAACAGATTAATAAAAATAGCTCAATCAAGTTTATTAACTACTGCAGGGACAGATACCCATACTCATACTATCACCACAAAATGTACTTTAGCTTCGGGAGGCCAGGGGACGGGAGCGACAACTGGAAGCACTGAGGGGGCATATCCTGTAAACGCTCATGCCCATGATGCAGATGCTTATACCCATTCTATAGGGACGGGTGATAGTCTCCCTAGTAGAAAAACATATAGAATGATCTATAAAGATGCTTCAACTTTTAACGGTTCTTTGCCTGCAGGAGTAGCCTGTATTAGAGGAGACTTACCTGCAGCAAATTGGGCCTGGGATGAGACTACTGATGACTGTTATATCATGCTTGCATCTTCATATGGCACAAAAACTATAACATCAGGCCATACTCATGTATATACCGGAGGATGGTCGGCAACTGTCCCTACTACTGCTTATAGGACATCTGGTGGGACTCCTACGATATCTATATGCCCATATGGGGGGCATTCTCACGGCACAAGTTCTGTAAGACTCAATTTTGATATGAATTCTTCAAATCAGGATACTTACAAATATTGGGGAGGTGGAGTTTGCAAAACTACAGCAGCAGTTACTACCCTTCCGGCTGGATCTTATTGCTTTTTCGATGGGACTCCTCCGACTGGATGGACGACGATAAGCTCTTCATATAATGGGTATTTTGTAAAAAACTTAACAGCTCATAGCATTTCTACTGGTGGAAATGATGCTACTCATACTCATACTGTTGGGAATTCAGTAAATAATGCCAGTGCCAGTACGACTATAAAAGGAGGTGGCTCAAGTACAATTGTCTTATCAAATCATACTCATGCCACTACAGGAGGAGCCTTCAGCAGTGATTTACCAGTTCCTTCTAATGTGACTTTCCTTATTGCCTCTAATGATAGTGATATCTCTGCAGTAACAACTAGAACTAAGACTTATACAATGGATACTTTGCTTGCTAAAGTTAATAAGACTAAAACATATACTGCAGATACTCTTATCAAAAACAAGGATTATCTAAGACATATAACCTGGATGCACTTCTTAAAAAGTCAGGATTAACCAAGTCTATTGATATTGATATCTTGCTTCGGGCCACTAAAGAGAAGCCTTGGTCTATGGATGCTTTACTTAAAACAACTAAGACACAAGGCTATTCTATAGATGTTTTGTTGGTTTTAGGGATACAAACTAGAACGAAAACATATGCTATAGACCTGTTATTGGCAAATAGGAATACGAAAACCTACATACTTGATGCTTTACTGCAGAAGAGCTTAACTAAATCCTATTCGTTAGATGTTTTAGTCAAGAAGACACTTAGCAAAACATATAGCCTTGATGCTTTAGTCAAGAAGACAGTAGCTAAGGATTTTAATATAGATATCCTTATTAAAAAGACCTTAACAAAGTCTTACGCTTTTGATACTCTCTTGCAAAAAACCTTCTCTAAAGGTTATAATATAGATATGATTATTAAGAAAATGCAAACAAAAACATACTTGCAGGACGTTCTTGTTGCCAAAAGGCTGCCTAAGGCTTACAATATGGACTTGTTGTTAAACAAGACATCTATATATCCGTTTTTGGTTGATATTTTAATCAAGAAAACAGGCCTTACTAAAGCTTATTCTATGGATATGGTTATCTCTTCGGCTTCTAGGAAAGAATATTATATTGATGTCTTGATAAAAAAGACAGTAGGCAAGACCTATTCTATGGATCTTTTGCTTGCTTCGAGAAAAGCAAATCTTATGATATTGATCTATTACTCTCTCAATCTCATGAAAAGACTTACACCATTGATACATTATTGCAAAAGGCCCGTTCTATCACTTATACTATGGATGCATTTTTGAGGAAGACTGTTGTTAAGACCTATCCTATGGATCTTTTGGTTAAGACTACAAAGTCCACTCCATATACTATGGATTCATTGATTCAAAAGCATATGGCAAAGTCATATAATATGGATACATTATTATTGAGACATTTATCTAATCAATACAATATGGATGTTTTGGTTAAGAAGACATTCTCTTATCCTTATAATATTGATGCTATATTAGTCAAACAAAACTATTTGCCTTACTCTTTAGATATGCTGCTCAAGGGGGCCCAAATCCTCCCCTATACTATGGATGTAGCTATCAAAAAGGAAGGCAATTCTTTACAATATTATATAGACATTATTATAGTCTCTAAAGAATTGATTGAATATAGACCTAAAAGGCTGCTTAGTATGGATGATTTAAGACAGCCAATTATCCCTAACATAGAACATGAGCCCTTTGTCTTCGAGCCCAGGCCCGTTGAACCCAGAGAGATAAAAGAGGTTATCAAGCAGCCAGTTACTCCTAACATAGAGCATGAGCCTTTTGTCTTCGATCCTAACCGACAAGGAGTAAAAAGAGAGGTCAAAGTGGTATTTGGTGACTGAGGCTAAAGCATATATATCAAGTCGAATAGAAATAAAATGGAGCTAAAACTATGACAGATGCCGATATCATTAATGCCCTTGAGAAGGCAGCAGATATCATACATAACGAGGCTATCCGATTAGTCCAAGAGGGAGCTATCCCTCCCCCATTAAAGCCACAAACCATAAAGAGGAAAGGATCTTCCAAAACTCTAATAGATGAAGGCTGGCTTTTGGGTGCTCTGCAAGAAAAGACAAGAATTTCATCTGAAGGTGATAAGATCACTGCTGAATTTGGTATATTCGATCCAAATATAGCAGAGTATGCAATAGTTCACGAATATGGTTCTCCTCCTGTTGGTGAAGACCAATTGATAGGAGGAGCTACCCAGAGAACTCCTACCAGGTCCTTCTTACGTCGAGCCTATGATTCAAAAATAGATGAAGCCGAAAGGGTCCTTGATGCAGAAGTCTCTGGATATATGAAAAAGATATTTAGAAGGTGAAAAGATATGGCAGCAACAATGAGCATAGAAGAGGGAAATGGAGCAGGACCTACTTGGAGTGCTATTACAACTGGAAGATATTGTACTTACGATATGTATAACCCTGCTACAGCCCATCCTTGTGTAGTCCCCCCGACAGGCCAGATATATTATTCTTTTTGGAAGAGTCACAGGCTTGCATGGACGGGAATAGGCACGCAAATATCTAATATCAAGTGGTATGGTCCAGGTGGCACGATAAAGACCGACTGGGGTCTTGGAACTGATGGAGATGTCAAGATAGGTACTAAAACAGCAGCTCCTCATGGATGCCCCGATGCCAGTTATGATCAGGCAACAGGCACGAATGACACTACAGGAGATTATATGGATGATATCACAAACGGTCATACGTATTATAAGGATGCTGCTGGAAGTGTAGTTTCCATAGATAGCTACCCTTCAGCTACCCCATTGGTTGTAGATAATACCGTTTATACGGTAGATGGGCACTCATACCATGTAGTTACCCAGGTAGTCATTGACGACGATGCAACTCAGGGAGAAAAGACAGATAAGACATTTACCTTTGTCTATGATGAGATATGAGACAAGAGATAGTCAACCCCGAAGGGGCAGAAAATCCTGCCCCTCTTCAACTTTTTGGGCCCTGGAAAATAGTGATGGAGAAGTAGCTATCCAATATGATCTTGATACTGGGAAAGAGAGAAAAATCCCGACAGCAACCCCTTATAATTGGAATTCAATAGCCTGGGCCCCTTTTAGAGAACCCGATCTTGTTGATAAAATAAATTTTGAACAGTTCTAAGCAGGTATATCCATCATATGTAGATCTTTCCCCATTGCCTTTTGTCCAAGTGATCCCTAAACCTGGAGAAATGTCTAGGGTGACCAGGAGAGGATATCTTGAGTATTTCACTTATTATCAATGCTCAGCTTGTGGTACGACTTTTAAATGGGAGAAAGAAGACGACGATATAGTCCCTGTCTGTCCTAAATGTGGTATGTCTAATACATGGATATGTGATATTCATGGAGAAGTAACCCCAATTCATCTGCAAAATGGAGAAAACAGGTGCCCACATTGTGAAAAATTGGGGGCCCCTAGAGGTTGCAATAAGGTCAAGAATTTGATTCATAAAGACGGGGCGTCTCATCGGAGGCACTATGTTGCAATTATAGAGGACAAAGTTGAAGTCGAAATTGGGGATGACAAGATAATCATAAGATCCCTTTAGAGGCTAAATGGCTACTAAGCTGTATGTATGGTGGGGATTGTCAAGTGATCCTCCTTCACCCTGGCAGAAAGTTACTGCTTATGATGGCAAGTATGTAAGATTTGTCTCTGACCCGACAAATGCTTTAACCACAGGTGGAAATTCTACTCATACTCATAGCTTAGGCACCGGCCATACTATATCTAATACAGTCGACTATGGGCAGCTCAATTCAGGTGGGGCTCAGCCCAGGAAGTCTTGGAGCTCACAGGGGCATAATCATGCAATAGGGACTATTGCTATTGCTTCAGCTAACAATGAACCATCATATTATACAGTCTCTCTTATCTCTATGGACCTGGCAACTTTCTTTTCATCTCATAGAAAGTTGCCTAAGGACTCTATTGTAGCCTCTACATCTGATATATCAGGAGGTGGCTTGAGTAAAATAGCCAATAATAAACTTATCAAGTTAGGCTCATCTCCTGCTTCGACAGGAGGCTCAGATAGCCATATTCATTCTTTTACAGGCTCTTTATCTGCCTACGATGATACATATACCTATGCTGACTGGGGGGCATATGAAGCTTTAGCTACGGCTGATCACTCTCATACATTGGCAGGGTTAAGCCTGACAAGTAAATCTTCGATGCCTGCCAGGATACAAACCAGGCTATTTAAGGTCACAGAAGATTATACGTCTAAAATCCCTGCAAATTCCGTTATGTTTGTAGATGGAGCTATTACAGGATATACCGACCAATTAGAGATCATTTCAGCCTGGAATAATAGGATGATAGAGGCTGCAGATAGTAATCCGACTGATATAGGTTCAGATGTTCATAATCATGGTTCATCTGTGTCAGGCAATACAAATACAGTAGGAGGATCATCTACAAAATGTAAAAATTATGCTGCAGAAACAGATGCAATGTCATATAGCCATGTCCATGCTGTCACTATTAATCTAAATACGACAGATGTTAGTATCCTTCCTCCGTATGTGAACTTGGTTCCTGTCAAAGTAAAATCTGATATTTCTCCTATGTTTACCAGGCAACAAACTTTGACAATGGACACTTTAGTACAACGTACAGTATCTAAATCCTATGGTATGGATATGATATTGAATCCGTCAGGCCTATCTACTAAGACAAAGACCTATACAATGGATTCATTATTTGCCAAAACGTCCTTTTTTTCTTATCATATGAGCATGGCCCCTCTATTTAAGAAGAAAGTAGATTACAATATGAGTTTGAGAATAGTCTCTCTGGATGCTATTCCTAAGAGCCGTGTAATTGATACTCTGCAAGATTCTTGGATTATGCAATACAATAAGCTCCTTCAGACTATTGAAGCTTCACGATATGGGCTTACACTTGATGGAGCTTCAAGCTACGATTTGGATAGGAAATTTGGCAGAGCTTTTGATTTGCCCAGGGACCCTGGAGAAAATGATACCAATTATAGAGAGAGAATTAGGGCCTATACTTCGTCTATTATGGGTTGTGGGGCTAAGCCCGTCTTGCTATCATTGTTAAATGCTATAACTTTAGGAGAAGATACCAGGATAGATACATACCCAGGCCTGATCAAAGTCTATTTCGATAATGATAGACAATGTGATAGAGCTAGAGAGAGAGCATATGCAATAGAGAGGGTCTTAGATACTGCCGTAGCTGCAGGGGTTCAATGGCAGGTATTTTTCCCGTATGTACGTTATACGATGGATCTTTTGTTGCATAGATTGAATATTCCTAAAAATTATTATATGGATACTTTGATTCTGAAAACTTTATCTAATAGCTATAATATGGATCTTAAGTTAGTATTCCAGAGAATTAAGTCCTATAATATAGATGCACTTCTATTAAAGACCTGTTCACAGACATATAGGCTTGATACTCTCCTTCAAAAAAGAGGCTTAACTAAAACATTTAATTTAGATATGATTATAAAATGATTAGGTCGAAAGACTATTATATGGATATGCTTATTAAAAAGTCCTTCTCTATACCCCTCTATATGGATATGAGACTACAGAAGACCAATTCTAAGACATACTCTTTAGACACTTTAGTCCGAAATACCGAGTATAAGTTTTATAATATGGCTGCTATTTTAATGAAGCCTGGAGCTCAAACTTATGGCATGGGCCTGGTGATTGTCAATGGATAGTGTTGTTCTTGTTTCAGTTCTGGGGCCTCCGAGGCTGTTATGTGGGACTCATGACTTTGATGCCCCGATTATGCAGGAATGGTTTAATACGGTCCCTAGACAGTTCCCAGGCTATATTTGCAATAGGATAAAGCATTTTTACGCAGATACTTTTCTGGCTATATCTCATGGACCTGATGCAGCCTACGTTTTGATAACTCATGACAATGGGCATAACTGGAGCATAGCTAAAACCTTCCCAGGGGCCCAATTGCTTACTTTTGGATGTAGGAGCAGGGTATGCTTGGATCTCTACTAGAGATGGCATTCTCAGGTCTCCAGACGGTTACAATTGGCCTGCAGTCTCCGGCAGCCCAGGAGGTATTAGGAATTTCGTTATCTTTAAAGATGGCAAAATCATGGCTCATGCAGGAGATAAGCTATGGAGATGTCCAGGAATAGATGAGGCCTGGGAGGAGATTCATAGCCCCGTTAGAGATAGCATTTATATCTGGTGGGATACTACTGTTGATCCTGGCTCAGCTTCTTTTGCAATTGCAGGGAATGCTACCAGGATTATAGCCTCTAATGGCCCGACTCTATGGGAGACTCTTAACTTTGGTGACTCTTGGACTAAAATATATACCTGGTCAACCTGGTATATACCGAGAGAGCTCCACTATACTAGAGATAATACTTTTGTCCTTAAGCTTCGTAAGCTTGACCCTGGAGTCCCTACGATAAATAGCATAGAGGTAAGCTCTAACAATTGCCGTTCTTTTACTCAGAAATTTAACCAAGATGTGACCTGGGAGCATCAGATTGAGTATATTGCTCCTATGGATTTGCTATTGGTAGGCCATACCAGATATATGACACCTGAGCCCTGGGAGACTTGGTTAGCAAGATACGTACCTGCAGTTATGTACTCTGACGGGACTGGGAATACATTTACTGAAGTAGTCTCAGATACCTTTGAGCAAACGTTCTCTATTATTGCTATCAGTGGATGGGGCAGAGAGCCAGGAGCCTATGCTATGGATGCTTTAATAAAGAAAACTGGCATAGGCAAATCTTATCATATGGGGATGAGGCTTCAGGGAATTCCTAAAGCTACATATCATATGGATGTATTATTAAAGAAATCTATTAATAAAACGTATCCTATAGATGCATTGATAAGAAAGACCTGCAGTAGACCCTACTTGACTGATGTTTTGCTTCAAGACACATTTTCTAAAGATTATACTATGAAGACGTCTATTGCCTTAAGGAAAATGTCTCCATATACTATGGATTTTATAGCAAAAAGAGTAGGAGGGGCCCCTTATAGGATGGATTTCCTATCAAGAAAAACTGTAAGCAAGAGCTATGGTATGGACCTTATCATTGTCGGCAATTATATAGCCCCATTGAAAAGAGAGATATCTCTGCTATTCCCTCAGCCATTTGATTTATCTGCTGAAGTTAGAGGTTATACGTTGAGGGATGTAATTCCCCAGGAGATTGAGAAGCATGGATATTGAAGAGATTAGAAATTCTATAAATATATATAAAGACAGTGAGCTTAAGGACGAAGTAATTCAGTTAGCAATAGATGAAGCTGAGGCCTTAGTTGATGCAAAAGCTGATCCATCTGCCCCTGAGAGGCTCCTCTGGTTAGCCAAATTAAGATTAGCCTCTTATTATGCTTATCTCTCCTATAGTGATAGGGTCTTTAATGAGCTTCCTGGCACATTTTCTAGGACGGGAGAATGGACGCCAATAGGAGATGCAATATGGAGAGATGTAAGAGATAAGCTTGACAAAATGGAGAGAGCAGCAAAAGAAGCCCTTAAGCTTGTCGGTGTAGACTTAGAAGAGGATAAGAGGCCCAATAGAATTCCAGTCTTCGGAGTAATAAGATAATGCTAACCCAGAGTCAGAGAGATAGGATCTATGAAACAATCCCTACAATCCTGGCAGGAGAGACTGTCACTAAAATACATGGAGACGACATTGTAGCTGAGCCGGAGCTCCCCAGGATGGTAATATCGGTTATTACTGAAGGTGTTAGAGTTCATTATTCCAGAGACAGGATTAGATATCGGAAAACAACTACAGACGAAGATATCTCTACTGACTATTGGTACGGACAGGTTGATAGAGCCTCCTTCTCTATTGTCCTTGAGGCATATGATAAAGATGATTTAGGGAATATGGGCAGGGATTTGTACCTCTATCTATGGGAGAGCGAACTGGGGCTAAGCTGGGACGTTGACAGGATGAGATTGTCAAAAATATTTGAGCCAACTTATTTACCTCAGGTTTACGACAACCGTACTGGCAAAAGCATTTATAGATTAGTAGTAGACTTTTGGGTAGAATATGAGTTCTCCTGGATGGAGAAAGCCCCATTGATAAGAAAGTTTAATTACTTGATACAGAAAGATGAGACTGCAGAGATAAGATTCTCTCAGGGTGATAAGATAAACTCATATGGCATGGATGTAATAATTGTTAAAGGTGATTAAATGAAGTTCACAGTAAGAGGAAGGATCAAGGACCTTCTCATTAGGAAGATGCCGGATGGCTCACCTCAGTTAACCGAGGAAGAGGCAGAGGAATATTACAAAAAAGGGTATAATATGAATTCTCTATTATCTTTCGATAAAGATATAGAAGATAATATTAAAGGGAGAAATATCCAAAAAAGAGGAAAGGTGGATGCATAGTGAGTGACGAACAAAAGCCTATTATTTCACTCAAGAACGTGAAGAAGACCTATAATGCGAACGGAAGAGAACTTGAAGCCCTTGGTGATGTAAGCTTTGATGTCTTCCCTCATGAATTTGTTTCGATTGTTGGACCTTCTGGCTGCGGTAAGACGACCCTCTTGAGGATTATCGCTGGATTACTTCCAAAATCCTCAGGGGAAATCATCGTAGATAGCAACAATTTTGAGATAACGCGGGAAGTTGGCTTTGTATTTCAAAAACCTCTGCTCCTCGATTGGCGAAAAGCGATCGATAATGTGCTGCTCCCTATTGAGGTTTTAAAGTTGGATCGAAAAAGCAATGATGCAGCGGGCACAAGACTGCTGGCTCTTGTTGGACTAGAGGGATTTGAGGATCGTTACCCTGGCGAACTTTCCGGTGGTATGCAACAGCGCGTTTCGATAGCACGAGCGCTCATCCATGATCCAAAAATGCTCCTTATGGATGAGCCTTTTGGCGCGTTGGACGCTATTACTCGCGAACGGCTCAATATTGAGCTCTTGCGAATATGGGAAGAGACAAGAAAAACAATTCTATTCATCACTCATGATATCAACGAAGCAGTATTCCTTTCGGACAGAGTGATTGTACTTTCAGCTCGGCCATCGCGAATGGTAGAGTCGCTCGACATAGAGTTGCCCCGACCGCGAGCACAGGATGTGAGAGCTAAGCCGAAATTTGGAGAATACTCGCTTCAAATTTATAAAAGCCTTGAAATCGGCTAAGGAAGCATAAAGTGAGCCAGAAATGTGTCTATGGTGTAGGAATGAGAGGAGCAGGGCAAGTTGCGAGGCAGCACGCAGCAGCAATACTTTCCAATCCAAAATTGCGGCTCGTGGCAGTATCCTCACGTTCTCATGAGAGTGCACAACAATTCGCTCATGAGTGCGCGGCTGCCAGTAAGGGAATGCCAATTACCATCTACGATCGATATGAGGACTTACTCGATGATGTGAATGTCGACATAGTGTCGGAGTGCATGCCTAAATTATTTGCATGCACACGAAGGTGCTCAAGCACTTCAGGCAGGGAAGCATCTCATCCTTGAAAACCGGCAGGTATGAGCAAGGAAGAGCTCTCTGTTTTGAGAGAAGCGGCGACTCATTCTCAGTCTAAAACCGTAGTGAGCTTTGTATTGCGCTGGCATCCTCTCGTCATGAATCTAGAACTACCTCAGAAAAAATCAATTGGCGATGTGTACTATGCGGAATTCGATTATTGGCATGGCATAAAGCCTTCATTTTCGAGCTATAACTGGATTAGAAAGAGGGAATTTGCAGGCGGGGTTATGATTACAGGGGGCATCTCCGCTCCGCGAAGCGGGAACCCGTCATGGATGCATTTCTCATGGGGCTCTTCTTCGGGGTTATCGCCCTTCCGTGCAATGCTGCGGCCCGGTCGCACTCCTCGCGATTGGAACGACTGTCCCGGGCTTCCTGGCAAACCTCGGTTCGTTCTTTGTCGT